TTTGTGGGATGCTTGTTCAACGGCTCAAGGGTTTGGTCTTGATATTAGTCTCGAGTCTGCAGAGAATTCAGCAAGACAAGACTGGATTCGTCGTTATGAAAACTTCGCTAATAATTATTTTAAAGGTGATATGAAAAAAGCAGAGCATTGTTTGAAAGATGCATATCTTTTGCATAAATGGAATAAGATTCAGCAAAATCTAAAACCAGTAAATTGGAAAACAGATTTGACTCAACAAAAATTTACAGATGTTGATACTCTTGCAGCAGCTGCGTGTGCAGGTGGAGCCTGTGAAATCGATTTCTAGTATTCCATCACCTTGTATAAAGGTGTGTCAAATAGAGGACGACCATTGCGAAGGCTGTGGTCGTTCTTCTAATGAGATTAGAGAATGGTTTTACTGTGACGATCAACGTAAACAGGAGATATTAGAGCAAAGTGGAAAACGAATACCGGATAGAATGCGAGGAGTGCGAATCGACAACGATTGTACTGGTTAATAACGGTGAAAACCCAGAATATTGCTCAATTTGTGGATGTAGAGCTAATATAGAAGATATTACTGAAAACGATATATAGTAGTATGTGGTACTATAATGAATCAGAATACAATGAAACCCCAGATGACTACCAAGGATTTGTGTATGTTATCACAGAATTGGGTACAAACAAAAAATATATCGGTAAAAAGAACTTTTGGAGGCCTAAGGTATTACCAAAAAATTCTAAGAGAAACCGAAGAGTCAAAACCAGAGTCCCAAGTGACTGGCAACAATATTATGGATCTAATAAAGAACTTCAATTACTCGTTGAACAACGAGGGCAAGATAGTTACAAAAGAGAAATCTTAAAGCTATGTAGAACTAAAGGTGAGATGTCTTATTTTGAGGCTAAATTCCAATTTGACAATGATGTTCTTATTAGCGACGAATATTATAATGAGTTTATAGGATGCAAGATACATTCGAGACATTTACCAAAAGACTTAAGGATTTCTACGGAGACAAACTAGTAGATCCAGAAATGTATCCTGAAGTTTTTTCATATCAAGTAAAAATATATATGTACATTTACGGAAAATAGTGGTATAATAGACCTACAATAAAGATAGGAACTATATTATGATTTTAGTAGACTTTAGTGCCATTGCTGTGGCTAATATTGCTGTACAAAAACTTAACGAAGAAGATATGATTCGTCATATGATTCTTAACACGTTACGTATGTATCGCACTAAATACAAAGATAAGTATGGAGAACTCGTACTTGCGTGTGACGGACCCAACAACTGGCGTAAATCACACTATCCGCAATACAAAGCAAATCGTAAGAAAACACGAGATACATCTTCATTTGATTGGAATGCAGCATTTACTATTATGAATAATGTTCGCGAAGAAATCAAAGAAAACTTTCCATATAAAGTATTGCATATCGATGGCTGTGAAGCTGATGATATTATTGCTACGATAGTAGAAAATACTCAAGAATTTGGTCAGTACGAAGATGTTATGATTATTTCTGGTGATAAAGACTTTGTTCAATTACAGAAGTATGATAATGTTACACAGTTTTCTCCAGTCCAGAAAAAGCTAGTTATAGAAAAAAATCCACGTGCATTCTTAGTAGAACAAATTATGCGTGGTGATACATCTGATGGTGTACCAAACGTATTATCAGATGATGATGTATTTGTAGAAAGTAGAAGGCAAACACCACTATCAAAGAAAAAGCTAGACACTATTATCGAAGATCTTAATGATGGTGAACTATTATATGCGGCTAGTTGGTATCGTAACTATTGTCGTAATAAGAAACTAATTGATCTTACAGAAACACCGCAAGATCTAAAAAATGCAATCATTCAAGAATTTAATCAATCGATTGCACAAGAAAAGCGCGGTATGGTGTTTCCATATTTGATAAATAAAAGGTGTAACCAGTTAATTGAATCGGTTCAGGAGTTTATATAATAAATGAAAATGTATGTATATGAAGTATTTGAGGATGTTAAAAAAGCCGCATCTAAGTCAGAAAAAATTTCTATTCTAAAAGATAATGAATCATGGGCTTTGAAAGATATAATTAAAGGATCTATGGATCCAAGAATTAATTGGCATTTGCCAGCTGGAGAAGTTCCGTACACCCCATGTGAAGAGCATAATGCTCCATCTAATCTTAAACGTCAGAATAAAAAATTTACCTACTTTGCAAAAGGTGGTAAAGGTGATCAGATGCCACAATTCAAAAGAGAGAAAGTTTTTCTTTCTATTTTGGAATCAATTCATCCAAATGATGCAGAATTGATGGTAAATATGATTAATAAGAAAACACCTGATGGTGTTACAAAAACAATAATTCAGGAGGCATTCCCTGGTCTTATCGGAGAATAGCTTTAATTTCACAACTAACCTAAGAGCATGTGCGCATTCTGTGTCATGCTCTTTTTTTATGGAGAAAATTCTAATGGTATTTGCTCAAAAAGAAAGACTCGTTAAAGATAGCCAAGATCTAGCAGATTATGCTAAGAAATTATTAGCTAAAGGCAGAGTCGAGCAGGCGCAAAAGATTAAAGCAAAAAGAGATTTTGTGTTACGAACATTAGAGGAAATGCAACCAAATCCCACTTAAAACAAAATAAACCGGTGTACAATCTCGGCCCATATGGTATAATAAGTATATCTTAATTAAGCGGAGGTAGTATCCCTATGAAATATAGCGGTATAGTTAATCAGGAATTTATTGATTACCTGAATAAAAAAGTTAGCGATGATACCAGAGATCCTGTATTAGCAGCTCGTCAATGGTCTTTTGAATTTCCTGAAAGACACTTATGCAGCGTCAAAGGTAGTGGTCATGTATTGCATGAAGGTTATGAATACGATACAGAACATGAATTTTTTGGCAAATGCGATTTCAAATACCATAATAAAGAAGGTGTACTTCGTCTAACAGATTATGTATATAAGAATATTATTAAGAAAAACATTGATACGTTTATTACATGGAAGTGGTTAGGTAGAAACCCTAATGAATCTGTAAAATTAAATGAAAAAGTTAAATACGAATTAATCATGTACATTGACGCAGAAACAGTGTATAATAATGCTATACTGAATGGAGACAGGTATGAATATTTTTATTCTTGATAAAGATCCAGTGATTGCTGCTCAATTGCAATGTGACAAACATGTGGTAAAGATGATTGTAGAGTCTGCACAAATGCTATCTACAGCGCATCGTATGTTAGATGGTACTATACAAATTGCTCCATCAAAATCTGGTAAACGTATGGTAAAACACTATCGCTTGTTCGATGATGCTCATCTTGACGAAACACTATACAAGGCTGTACATTATAAGCATCCTTGTACAGTATGGACTATGGAATCCAATCTTAATTATGATTGGCATTGGATACATTTTAAAGCTTTATGCGACGAGTATACATACAGGTATGGTAAAGTCCACTCGTCTGAACGATTATTGCAACCTTTACGTATACGACCAAAAAATATACCAAAAGGTAAACTAACTCCATTCAAGCTTGCAATGAAAGCAAATCCAGAATGCATGTTAGAAAATGCCGTATTGTCATATCGTGCTTTTTACCAAACAAAACAAGATCGTTTCAAAATGGTATGGACAAAACGTTCAAAACCAGGATGGTTTCAGGAGAAATATAGTAATGGATAAATTAGATCAACTTGACTTCTTATATAAAGAAATTAAAATTGCAGAATCAAGATTACAGCCGCATGATACTGGACATATTAATACTGCAATTTCATGGATGAATCATAGAGTTTCAGAAATTAAAGAAGAAATTCGTGCTTCGCAATATAAAAATCCTATCGGTAGGGTTGATAGTTTTAGTGGTAATCCTCCTCATAAAGGTTTAGTATAGTGCCAACATATACATTAAAGCGCGTATCTACTGGAGAAGAGTGGAATGTTCATTGTCCTTTTGACGATTTAGCACAAATGCTAGAAGATGATGATGTAGTAAAAGTTCTTACAGTACCTAATTTTACTACACAGCCATTGCAAGATAACGTTGCAAGAGCTGGTAAAGATTGGCAAGAACATTTAGGTCGTATTAAGAAAAACTCTGGTAGAAAAAATACAATTAACGTATAGGTATATGATGAATAAATCAACTGCCACTATTCGTGACTTAGTTGTACACGAACCAATTACTGAGAATCAAACAAAGGCGTATGAAGCTTGGGATGATGGAGATAATATTATTTTAGCTGGTTCTGCTGGAACAGGTAAAACATTTATTGCGTTATATCTTGCACTCGAAGCTGTTCTTGAGAAAGCAACTCCATATAAAAAGATTATTTTAGTTAGATCTGTAGTACCTACAAGAGATATGGGTTTTTTGCCTGGTACTATGGAAGAAAAAAAGGGTCCATATGAAATACCTTATCAAAGTATTTGTATGCAACTACTCAATGATCAGGCAGCATACAATAAATTGGTGGCATCAAAGCAGCTTGAGTTTACCACGACATCCTTTATTCGTGGTCTTACTATTGATAATAGTATCATTATTGTTGACGAGATGCAAAATCTAAACTTTCATGAACTTGATTCTATTATCACACGAGTTGGAGAAAATACCCGTATTGTTTTTTGCGGTGACTATTACCAATCAGATTTTAAAGACGAATCTGAAAGAAGTGGAATTCAAAGGTTTTTGCGTATCGTAGAACAACTTAAAAACTTTGAAGTAATTACATTTAATTGGCACGACATTGTACGTTCTGATTTTTTAAGAGACTATATAATGACAAAAGAAATGTTAGGAATGAGATGACCCGCGTATTTGAGCATGAGCATTTAGATCTTGGTTATGATGATTTAATTACAGAAAATAAAAATGGAAAAAGAGTATATAATACTCCAGACGGCAATCAATTTCCTAGTGTAACAAGTGTGTTGAGCATTATTAATGAAGAGCACATTGCTGCATGGCGTAAAAGGGTAGGGGAAGAAGAAGCTAATCGTGTTGGCCATCGAGCATCAAGTCGTGGCACATCTGTTCACTCTATTTTAGAAAGATATTTGTTAAATGAAGATACATCAGAATTTCTCCCTCATGTTAAGCAAAGCCTTCAAAATCTCAGGCCAATTCTTGATAGATCTATCGGGAAAATCTTTGGTCTCGAGAGTGCTCTTTTTAGTCGCCATCTTGGGTTGGCTGGTCGTGTTGATTGCGTAGCTGAATTTGATGGTGTACCCTCAATTATCGACTTTAAGACCTCTCGGTACCCTAAGAAAAAGGAAAAGATTCCTAACTATTTCGCACAGGCTAGCGCTTATGCGATTATGTTCGAAGAGAGGACTGGCCTCCCAATCACTAACACCGTTATTCTTATGGACGTGGACGACAATGCCCCTATTGTCTTCAAGGAACACCGAGATAACTACACCGACCTTTTATTTAAGACGATAGAAGAGTTTAAGCGGCGTAAATTATTTTCATCTTAATGCGTTTTTAGCATGTACAAACTCCCTTTTCTATGGTATAATAGATCCATAATTAAAGAGGAGCTAAATTATGAGAATAGAAGTTGAATTATTAGAAGCACAAGAATTTGCTTGTGAATATTACAATATTCCCCGTCAAGAGTTTGTAGAAAAAGCTGCAGTACGTTATCCATCGATAAAGCGTCAAGCTCAGTTGTTTCTGTATGCTGTAAAAGCATATGATGAAATTCAGCAAGAAATGATGGAGGTAGCATAATGATTATATATCTTGATATGGACGGTGTAATTGCTGACTTCTTCAATGGTATTGAAACATACTATGAAGTAAATCATTGGAAATCTATTAAACATCGCGATGGCATTTTTGTAGAACTTCGTGATACAGATTTTTTCTATCAGCTAAAAACATTTAAAGCTGACTCACACAAGATTGTGAGAAAAGTACAAGAACTTGCATCTATCAACAAAATTGATTGGGGTATCTGTTCTTCGCCTTTACGTGGTGATACTAACAACTCTTCATATTGGAAAAGACGTTGGTTAGAAAAACAAAGTATGGTACCACCAAAAATCGAAAATATGATTTTTACAAGTAATAAGCATAAGTATGCTATTGATCATATAACTCGTACACCTAATATTCTTATCGATGATAAGCCTGAAAATATTAGACGATGGAAAGAAGCTGGTGGTATTGGTATTCGCTTCCAGTGTAATGAAGACGATATTGAAGAATACTTATTCGTAGAACTAGAAAGGGCTATTGCCGAATGTCACTAACTGAAATGATGAATCTTCGTACAAGGTTTGAACAAATTACTGAAGAATTCAAACTTGATTCGTACGGTTCTGATATATATAGTCTAAAGCATTTTGTTGAAAATGGACATAGATCCAATTCACTTCGTAATGATTTCAGAGAAGCTATGGAGATTGCTGAAGCAATCATTACGGAGTACGAAAATGTCAGAGACGACTGTAAAAACAGTGAGTGGACTGGATGAAGCTGATACCAATGGTGATGGTCATATCAGTCCTAAAGAACTTGAAATGCATCTTGAGTTTAAAAGAAAAGAACTTGAGGATGCCGATGCACAAAGAGATGCCATGAGAAAAATGACATGGTTTGCATTATTCGGAATGCTATTATATCCAGCAATTATTTTAATTACAACTTTAGCTGGTCAAGATAAAGCTGCAGAATTAATTAGCGATATTGCTCCAACATATTTTGTATCTATTTCTGTCTTGGTTGCTGCATTTTTTGGTGCAGATGCCGTAAAGGGTAAAAAACCATCACCTAAAAAATGATGGTTAAGTGGTTACTAGTAATGGTTACTATCGTTAATGGTGAACCAGTTGCTGAAAGTATAGATATATTCGAAGGCTTGAATAATTGTTATTTTGCAAAAACTGAACAAGAATTTAAGTATGATTTTAGGACTATGAAGCGAGATTGGGTCTGTATTAGAATTGAAGGCCACTGGGACTATCTACTTCGTTATTAGAGGTTATTATGAAAAAAATGATTTATCAAGTCGCAGTAGG